AGGAGCTACAACATTGTGTTGTGGTCTGCGTGATATAGTGGGTGTGTTTCACATGTATGGTACATGTAACACACATGACAAGGAACACATGCGCAACTTTCACATTGTTTATTTCAAAATCATTTCAACATTTACAATCTTTGCGTTGTTCGCGCGAAGAATTTTAAAATTTAAAAACATTTTTCAATACAGAAAAGCGACCGCGCGCCCAAGCTCCTTGGAGGTTGTGAGTTTTGGAAATGCGGGGGACGAACGTAGTGAGGATGTACCGTCCTTGCGTGTTTTCTCCACAAACCGCTATACAATTCTCCCCTCTGCACAAATACTCGGCGTATTCGTGACACTTTTTCGCCCTCGCTCACCATCCTTGGTTCGCTCGGAGGCTTTATGAAAAAATTGCGTAATGGCACAAAAGGAAAGGGTCTGGTCGCACAACGCAAGATGAATGCGACCCAAGCTGAAGAGGGCAAAGCGATGGACGAACTCATGATCTATGAAGAGTTCAAAGCCTCTTTCATTCCGCTACTTCGCGAGATGATTCGTAGCGGTCACAGTGTAGAGAAAATTAGGAAAGCCTTTGCACCTGTGGTGCAGGCTTCCATGATTCAGAAAGCTTTGAAGGGAGATTTCAAAGCAATGAAAGATACGTTGGACCGCTATGAAGGTATGGCGGTACAACGAGTTGAACAGAAGACAATCCATCAATCCATGGGACACGATGAGCTTGCTGCTCTCGTGGCACAGAAAGCAAGGGATGTTGGATTGGACAAAATCCTAGAAGCCAAGTTTAAGAAGGTGGAAGAAGATGCTGACGAGACATGATCTAGCCAACGTCCCGAAGGAAGACCTCTTAGAAATTCTCGCTATCGCCGAGCAGATGGAGAGCAATGCCAAAAAAATCAACACATATAAACCAAACATCATTCAAGACAGGGTACACAAATCCCCTGCCTTCATTCGAGCGTTGTTCAGTGGGAACGGGGTGGGTAAGACTACCGCTTGTATTCAAGAGGCTATCTGGACTGCCAACGGAACACATCCAACTAAGGAAACCTCTCGACTCCCAAATACTACTATCATTGTGCTGGATGACTCATCAAAAGCTGATACCGTTTATTGGACAGAGATGCTTAAAAAACGATGGTATGACCCTACAAAGATTAAGAGAGAAAAGCATGGTCGGTCTTATACGACCGAATGGATATTCCCGAATGGCTCGAACATTCTCTTCATGACTCACGAGATGTCGGAAGATAAATGGGAGTCAATCCAATGTGCTGCTATAATTTTCGATGAACCACCTCCTCGGTTCATTTACATCGCACTCCTTCGTGGTATGCGAGAACAGGATATGAAACCGTGGATTATGTTCGCAGGGACACCCAGAGGGCGACACGCTCCTTGGATGTATAAAGAAATCTTTCGTCCCTACAAGTTTGGACAGGATGATGAGATCGAGTGTTTCTTCGGGAGTACCGATGACAACTTACACAATTTGGACCCTGACACCATTAAACGATGGGAGAAGAGGTATTCCAAAGCTGAACTTGAGACTCGACGACACGGCTCGTTTGAATTTCTATCAGGACGCATTTTTGATACCTTCAACCGGGAACACCACATTGTTAAAGATTTTCCATTCCCTAGACAATGGAACTGTATCCTCGCGGTTGACCCTCACTTACGAAAAAACCACACAGCAGTCGTTCTCGGAATAGACCCGGATGGAGATGTTTATGTGGTACGTGAATTGGAGACAAGCCTTTCAGGTCGTCGTGCTGCTGAGTTCTTTATTCTCGCCTGTGAGCCATATCATATACGTTATGGCGTATGTGACAATTTCGGCTCGATCAAGTTGTATGAAGACGCAGGCTCTGATGAACGTAAGTCCTTTATTGAAATCTTTAACAAAGTAGCGATGAGCATGAATCGACCTCGGTTGTGTCTTCGACCAACCACTCGGGCTGAAAAACAGGACCCTGAATGGATCGAGGACATGAAAGATTGGCTACGGCTGGAAACTGACAGGGAAGGGAATGTTCGACCTAAGTTCCATGTTTTTGAATCTTGTATCAAAACTATTGATAATTTCGATACTTACATCTGGGATGAGTTTACAGGTCGGCAAGCAGATGTCCATAAAGACGATCCAAAAGAGGCTCCACTTGGCACAAATCAGGATTATTTAATGTGCATAAAATACGGTCTAGCCTCAAAACCTGATAAGATAGGCGTTGACCGACACTATAGTCGAAGAATGTTAACGGGTCAGGCAAAAGAATACGAGTCGCGTGGTTACACAGGGAAACTTGAAACTGCGCAACAATGGAGGAGAAGTTGATTAAGAAATTCTTCAATGACACCTATCATCAACCGTATTTTCTTTGTTTAGACATGACGGAGAAAGACTATGAGAAATCTATTCAGAAGCATGAGCCAGAGTACCGTATTAATCTCGCTGGCGTGCATGGTCATACTACCCGGATTGATGCAGGCATCTACATTTGGCTAAGAACCAAAAAAGGTCTTGGACCGCTGGTGCATGAGAGTTTACATGCAGCTAATTTCACTCTGTTCGACAGAGGGGTTAGGGCTGACATAGTGAATGACGAACCAATCGCATATCTGCAACAGTGGATTTTCGAGAAGATGGTTAAACACATGGGGCGACAATGAGTACAGTACAGAACGATAAATTGGAGTTTAAATCTAAAGCTCCTGATAAAGGAAGCGAAAAGAAGCTTGAAGATTACTTCAAGGCTCCATTACGTGATGCGACCGTAGAGTCGCTAGTTCGTAGAGTGAATGCTGAAGACATGATGCTCGGTCTGAAGATTCAAAAGATGTGGATTGAACACCAAAGCCACGTTGCAGAGAACCAAGAAAGAATGGAACGTCTCAAACAGTGGGACGAATATATTGAAGACTATGATATGGAATACGATGGTGAGTCTAACATCCACCTACCGATTCCAATGATGACCCTAAAAACATTTCATGCTCGTATGTACCAAGCAATCTTTGCTGTGGAACCTGCGTTTAACGTAAGAGCGATGTCATCTGCCTACGTCGATGACGTTGAAATGGTATATGGTCTGATGAACTGGACCATTAAGGAATGGGCTAATTACAATGAGGGAATTGAAGCGGTTATTGATCGGTGGATTTGGAATTGGGTTGCTTATGGCTCTGCCGTCATTAAGCTTCGTTGGGACACAAAGTACACCCGTTACATGGATGTCATTGACACGTACCAACGAGGTCCATCGTCATGGGAAGTTATTATTGATCCCCAAAGCGGTAAGATCGAAGAAGTCGAGAAGCCGTCTGTTATACGTTCACAGATTGAGAAAGCAGTAACAGAGAAAATTTTCGATGGTCCCTGTATTGAATTTGTACCTAAAGAAGATATTGCTATCATCGGTGGTCGCGAAGTTCAAACGTGTGACGCTGTCATTCATAGAGCTTGGTTGACTGCCGACCAACTAAATACTGAAGCCCTTAGAGGCGTGTTCGATCAAGAGGTCGTAGACTTCATGATTGATGGAGGTCCCCATGCTGAAGGTGGAAAACTCGGACAAAATATCAAAATGGAATCCCAGATCGCTGACGGGATTCAGAGGTTGGATGTCGCCGAGGATTTGGACCGATACGAAATTTTGGAAGCATATATTGAAGTGGACGTTAACAACGATGGACTTAACGAGAGTATCGTCATTTGGGTTGACAATCGCTCTGGTAAAGTCCTCAGAGCTACATACGCACACCGTATTATGCAGAACGGGAAAAGACCTTTCGCGAATATCGAATTTATACCACGCGAAGGTCACGCATACGCGATGGGACTCCTTGAACTTATTAACCCAATCTCACAAGAGATCGACTTAATACACAACATCAAAGTGGATATTGGTATCATGGCGGCTCAACCAATCGGTTTCTATCGTGCTGCTACTGGGATGGACCCAGTGAAGCTCACAATTAAACCCGGTGACTTGATTCCTGTTGA